TACATCTTCTGGAGTAAAGCCAAGAGAGTCTTGTTTGGTTGCCAATCCATTATCTACATAGGTTTTAACAGCTCCGGAAGTGGGATAAGAAGTAGTAGAAGTGGACAGAGCCCCATTATCTTTATTGGCTACATCTTCTGGAGTAAAGGTTAAGGCATCTTGCTTGGTTGCCAATCCATTATCTACATAGGTTTTAACGGCATTTTGTGTTGGATAAAGCGTATCGGATGATCCAAGGGCCGTATCGGTAGATTTATTTGCCGAATCTTCCGGAGTAAAGCTTAAGGTATTTTGTTTTCCATTAAGAGCAGTTTGAGTAGCGGTTGATATGGGCTTGTTCAGGTCCGATGTATTATCTACATTAGATAGTCCGACATCGGATTTTTGAAGATTTAAAGAAGACTTAACGCCACTGATTTTAATTTTTTTGGTTTCTGAACTAACGGTATCAACAATTGGCAAAGCATCATCTTGGGATGCCGTGACCAATTCATCTAATTCCGAAATCTTTCTATTCGCCATATTAAACCTCTAGAGTTTGTGAATTTTCTGTAGTCAAACTAAATCCAGATTCGGTTATGACTACTTCTAAGTTAAGTTGCATTCCACCAAAAGATATGCCGTCACCGCCATAGAATCGATCTAGTTCGTAATCATAAACAATTTCGCCCTCATCTAATATTGCCGATTCTCTTTGGGCGGTAGTCTGAGTTGGAATTTGAAGACCGCCATTTGCGCCAATTAGTCCAATATCAGATGCATCTATAATTACATCACCGACTTCACCGTTTACCGACTGAACTGGTGCAGCATTGGCTGCCTCGGTAGCATTTACATATCCAGCGGGGTTTGATACATCATATTTGCCCGCAAGCAACGAATCGGTTTGAGTTTTGGTATAATACCTAGCATCACCACGGTCTTGATTAAGATACTGTGGATGATCATCTGCTGATAGATTAGAAAGTATGCTGTGAGAAGTTGCTGTAAATGAGGCTGGAGCATAGGCCTGAGTGCCCCTAAAGTCTACATAATTAACCCCAGTATCCGCAGATCTAACTATTGCTTTAGGGATATTTGTATATCCAGTTGATGTCTGAAATATAACAGATCCAATTGCTACAAATTCAGCAAATGGAAGACCTGATAATGTGCTGATTTCTTCTTTTGCTCCGGTCCTGGCCGATGATATCGATCCGTATGTTGATATCCCTTGAATTCCAATAACCGGGCTGTTTACATCGTTAGTTGCAAAAAAATGAACTAACACAAAATTATTATTTGGAACCTCTTCTAGCGTCCACGATCCACCGCTCAAGAGATTGTATGGCAATCTGCCGTTTAGTCCAACATAGCCTGCTGTGCCACTGTAGATTACCGGATAGCTATCGGCTGTTTTTTTACGCCAAAGAGTTCCTTGACGATATAGAATTGCTATTTGAATTTCGGCAGGAATTTGGATAACAAGATCTTCATCTCGAATAGATCCTGAATCTGAATTAAATTGAGCATTTGCGGCAAGATTTCCAGTTCCATCTACAGAAAAACCCTGAAGAGCAAGGCCAGACAAATACCTAGCACCGAAAATAGTGTGGAGGTAGCCATGAGTAGCACCATCCATGACCAGTCCATGTCGTTCTTCTGCATAATAAACCTGTTGACTTATCTCATTGTTCCAATAAATAATTCCTACAAAAGCATTGTCTTGAAAAGTGCTAGCGTCAATAACTAAAGAGCTTTGTAGGCTTCCGTTGACATCAAAATAGATATAATGATTGCCCGAAGACGATGATATGACCGTAGTCTGCGGGGTTGTTTTTACATATTTTTTGCCTTTGACATACACTTCAAAGGAAGCTCCCGCAGGAGAAATAGTAAATTCTCTTGTACTATTATTAAAACTTGTTACAGAATCGGTCCTGTTAGGAAACCCGGTCGGCTCTTTTTGAAGTAGATTATACTCGTCAAACTGAGACTGAGATACAACTTCGGGAAATGGCTGGACAGCTCCTGTCCCATCAATATAGTCAGAAGATGAGCCTGTTGGAATGTCTAGCTTATTGGCCAATCCCGGGACAGTGGGACTGTCAGCCGTTCCGCCTAGATCTCCTGCAAGTTTTAGCTTTCCCTTGATAGTGCCTGTCGCATCCGGGATGGTGGCTGCAGATACGGCAGTATCTACATATGACTTTACAGCATTTTGTGTTGGATAAAGCGTATCGGATGATCCAAGGGCCGTATCGGTAGATTTGTTAGATAAATTTTCCTTATTGGCCAGCCCAGGAACCGTGGGACTATCAGCACTTCCTCCAAGGTCTCCAGCAAGTTTTAATTTTCCTTTGACCGTGGGAGTCGCATCTGGTACAGACACAGATATAATAGAATCTATTTGAGACTGAACTTTCTGGAGAGCCTCTAGGATAGTATCGGAAGCCTCAATAGGGCTAGATGGTCCTGGAACAAACCCGGTTAATACCTTTCCGATTACGGCATTATTATCAAGAGTTACCGTGATGGTTCCTGTACCTGATCCAGAAGCTTCGCCTGCCAAGGTCGTAATGGCACTAGAAGAGCCTAGAGATATTTCTACGCCAGCAGAAGTCTGAAGATAAAGATTATTATCAGTCTTGGCATAGATCAAGTAAGCGCCGGATGGGGGTGCTGATGGCTTGAAGTCAAATGGGTAAATCTGAAGCACTGATCCTGTCATATTTTATCCTTAAATTATGATTAGTTGAGCATCTGGCTCGAGTGAGATTGTTACTCCAGGAGAGACATTTAGGCTTGGGGCTATCCATGTATATCCTGATTTTACATTAACTGATTCAGTTAAGTTTCTATTTGTAATAAAACCCTGGGCCTCAATAACACCACTAGGCTGAATTAGGGCTTTGCTGTCTTGAATAGCGTCAACGCTATTGCCAGCCCAAATTGCAATATTGCGGTCTCCGGTAGGGCCCGATCTAGTCACACCAATTCCGTCTGGTCTGTTGACTATGTCGAAAGTTCCGGTAAATACATTTAATTTAAATGCCATACATTACCCTACTATCCAAGCTGAACCATTCCAATATTCTCGTTGCCAATTGATTAGGTTCTCTCTGGTGGCATCGACAAAATTAAGAGTGACTCTCTGAACGGGAGTCCCTGATAAACCGCCGATAAAAGTTGTAAAAATTTGTTGAGTTGTGCTGGGGTTGGCTTCTGTTCCAGCATCATAAGGTTTGTCAAATAGTTGAACAGAATCAAGCGTAGCACTAACAGGAAGAGGATTATCGTTATTGTAGTATCGCCCAAATTCATCTACATTGATGACCCGGCGAGCTACTGCAGGCTCCTCATCATATGTGGCTCTTTCAATCTCTTGAAGAGGGATAGAGTTCCGTGGCTGTTCAAGGGCCCAAACAAGAGATCCGGCAGGAAAGGCGGAAAGATCTGCTCGAAGCTTGATGTCGCCATCTTCGCCAAGAAACATTTGATTAGGTCCAACTATGCGTTTGACCTCAAGCGATCTTGAATTAGCGCCATCTGAAATAGTCACGGTCATCTTGACCTTGAATCCAGATGTATTGGTAACGACAATCAGCCCTCTAGAGTTGCCTGGAGCTGTAAGCTGCACAGGAGCAACGGCTGACCATAATTTTTCAATCATAGTCCTATCCTCAATTGGCCTCCATCGGCCAAAACCATAGTTTTACTATACCATTACAGGCTTAGGTCTAGGTCTATTTTAAGAATATTTGCGTAGGCATATAGCCAAGATGCCTCGGTAACATTTGGGTGCTTATGGTCTTTCCAATAAATTAGAGCATAGTATCCAAGCTTTGATCTTTGCTCTGGAGACATAAGCGTATCATAGCCTTTTTGTTGAAGAAATTTTTCTACCATTTGGGCAAAAGTTCCATCTTTTCCAGGAGTAAGCTTTTCTAGATCTTTTTGAGTAACTTTAAGGGGAGTCATATTTTGATTCATAATTGCCGTTCCACGCTTGAGGCGCAGTCATAGGATACCTTGAGGTATCGGCATATGGCAAGAAAATTCTTTTACCAGACCTGGGCCTTACAATCTGAAAATGCACCCATCGCTGAGTCCATCTAAAATCCTCAATATAAACACCAAGTTTTTGCATCAGATCTAGATTTTCTAAAACCCATTCCCTTAGCTCACCATCTCTATCAGAAATGTCAACGGCTAAGCCCATCATATGATTGGATCTTTTTGCAGCTCCTGCTATAGATTGATTGATGGCCGATGGCCTCCAGCCAGAAGTAACCCTCATGGGCTTTCCGTATTTAGACCTTATCTGATTCATCGCAATGAGTAGATTATCTAAATTATCGGATATTTCTTTTGTGTACTCTTTTGGGTGGGATTTATCCCTGCCCATCAGTAGCTCATCTTTTGTGATCATTGTTCTTCAGCCTGTTGTGAGGGGTAGTTTTGGACTGTATCGTATCCGTGGCGAAGTTCTGCATCATGGAAGGTTATTCCAAGATCTGCGGCCACTTTAGGATTCTGCTCCAGAACGGCTTTATATGTTGGCTCGTCAATTGTTATATGGGGTTTGAACTTGTATTTAACAGGAAAGCCCATATTTGCAAATGCTGAATTATGCTCAACGATTCTTTCAGCATCGCCCCCAAGCTCGAGGACATGGACATCATCTCCAAATCGATCCTTGAAGATCATTGGCTTAACGGTAGTCTTCTCAGGATCTGGTGGAACAAAATTTAAAGAGCTAGCTACCTGATGCGCCTCGCTAAAGCTATCGTCTTCTGGATGAAAAACCTTAATAGTCGTATGGAATGGAATTCCATCTTGAGACATCTTTTGTCCACCAATTGTGACAGGATGAAGTAGGGCAATCCCATTTGCCATTAACTTTTTATAGCCTTCGCCTACTTTCTCGAGAGGCTCTCCATCTTCATCAAAAAAAGATTTGGACATATTCAATTCTGCCTTTGTTTCCTCTGGGGCATGCTGAACATCGAGAGGATGGAAATATGCCACTACATTTGGAATGCTTGGGTGCGTTGAATCAAAAAAGCCGTGGTATCCGGCCTGCATAACTGCGCCTTCTTTTTCTTCCGGGGTCAAAACTCCGGGGTTTACTTGCCTAGTCTTTGCCTTTTGCTGTGCTTCTCGAATAATCCCATCTGCATCTTCGCCTATATCGTAAACCTTGTGTCCTTCGGGGATATCAGCGGTATATCTGTATGACGCTCGATTCGTAACCACATCTTCTGGCTGGGTCCCCTCTAGGTAATAATATGTTCGGGGTATGACTGGGGATCTTGCATAGTCTTTACCTCTATGTCCTGTTCCATAAAATTTGGGGTCAAGACGAGTAAGGCCGGGAAGATGGCTATAGTGGACTAGCTTTCTAGGGCTCCCATCGGATTTTGAAAGGTATTCTTGTAGGACATCTTTGTTGGAAATTTTTGCGCTATGTCTATCTTCATAGCTTTCTTTTGAGCCCAAGCGAACATGGACGCCCGGGGCTTTCTCTTTAAGGCCTCTCCAAACCTTATCGGCACTACTGCTAACCAAATTGTCTGATCGAATTGCTCCGTGATGAAGTAGAGCTGCAAGATAAGCCATGCGCCCATAGCCTTTGCTTTGATTTTCTTTGCTAGTATGAGCCCATCCAACATTCAATGCATTGCCGTCAATATTGCCCATGACAGAAGAAAGAACCCTAGACTTGTGGTCTGGATTGTCAGAGATAGCATGAAGATATAATGAATCATCCGACTTGTCCTTAAAGACATGGTGATATAGCCCGCCCTTGAGCGGGTTTGAGGCTATATGAATATCAGTTCTGGGATTAAATTCATAGGCAGGCAATTTGCCAATATCCCTAGAGTATGCCTCTTCTAATTCTGCTGGTGATTTTAAGAGTAAGAGATTCTGTGATGAGCCAGGAGTGCTTTGTACTCCTCCTGTGTCTCTGTGATGTCTGAATAGCTCTGCAAGAAAAGAACAAATTCCTCCTGAGTCATTGCCCAGGGATCTTTCCCTTGCATGGATTTCATCAATCCAGCCAGCTCCTCTTCCTGATATTGCTTTTTGAAAACTTGGGTTATTGTCAAAAAAGGTTTCTCCATTTTGATGCCCTCCTTCGGCAGTTAGGGTCCATTTAGTTTTTTCAGGACCCGCCTCTCTATGTCTATCAGCGATCATAGTGACCTTGTTTGGGTCTGATAGATCTAGTTTAACAGAAGGCATTTGCTCAATCAAGTTTCTTATGTGTCGGGATCGAATAACTTGCTGATTTGGGTTTTTGTCCCAGCCAATCGTAAAGTGTCTGGTCGGAGAATTCAATGTATTCCATATAGCATTTTCAAGAATCTTTTTGTGAACAGGGCTTTTTATCGTTCCCAAAAACTTATACATGCTGTCGCTAATTCTTTGTTCTGTATTAGCGGCTGCCTGACGAGTTAAATGCCAAGATAGTATTTTGCTTCCGGGATGCTGTCGGCCTACTTTATCCGGCTCATGAGGATGAAGCTCGCCAATAAATTTGGGGGCCCGAAAGGCCTTGATAAGATTATCATTTCTGTCTTCTATAGTATCAATTGAGTCAAAATCAATGTTGATAAATGATTTAAATAGAAGATCGCAAGAATCAATGAAATTAAATATATCTGATTTGCTAAATTGTGGTTGGTCTTCTTGGGGCTGTTCACCTTCTTGTGGCTGTTGCTCTTCATCTTGTCCAGGCATTGTTACCATGCCCGGATTCAAGAGCTTGGCCTGTTGCATAGCTTCAACCAAAGCCTTCATTGCTTCTGGCTCTGGTGTAACCTGAAGCATTTTCATTGCATACAAGAATCTCTTCTTTTTGTCATCAATTTGCTGAAGTTGCTCTACAACTTCCTGCGGAATTTGATTCTGGGGGTCTACAGAATCAAGAAGGCCTTCTAGCTGTTTTTGTAGTTCTGGATTTTCCAGAAGATCTTCTTCTTTGAGGGATGATGCCAAACGAATTAAAAGCTCTTGGACTTCGTTATCCATGTGTCTATTATCTCTCTTTGGGGGTAGCCTGTAAATACAAGAATTGTTTAATAATTCTAAATATTTATCTTACCTGAGAGTCCTCCGCCTGATGATTTGTTAATGAAAACAACCCCATCAAGGTGATCCAATTCGTGTTGAAAGCATATGGATTCCAATCCTTGCAAGATCGCTCTTTGAGTTTCTCCATCAAGATTTTCATATTGAACCTCAAGAGTATCATACCTTCGCACTGGGACCGAAAGACCTGGGAAGCTTAAGCATCCTTCTCCAATACATTGGAATCCATCTTTTGATACGATCTTGGGATTGACCATGATTTCTGGATATAGATTAGGATCAAAGCTTCCTTTTCTGACAGAGACAATCATGATTCTTTTTAGTACCCCGACCTGGACAGCCGATATGCCTATGCCTTTTTCGGCAACCATAGTTTCAAGCATATCCTGAGCCAATTTTTTTACCTCTTCATCTATTTCTTTTACCGGAAGAGATTTTCTACTCAGTATCGGGTCGGGGTACTTAACTACAGGAAGCTTCATTCATCTTCTCGATACATACAAGGAACATTAGAAATGTTGACCTTTTTACCGCCTTTTTCTATGGATTTAACATGACCACTCATGGTGAAGGTTAATTCTGCAGATTCAAAATACAATGGACCACACTGACCGCTATATGTAGTAGGCCTCGTACTGACTAGACTTATGGCTACAATGGCCAGGGCTCCTCCAAGAATAAGTATTAAAGCTTTCATTCATTCTCCTTTCAGGACTGACAGTCCTTGTTTATACTCTACCGTTATGACATTTTGAAAAGCTGACTTCATCTCTGAGGCGTGATCCACTACGATCACAGGCCTTGATCTGGAGACTTCTTCGAGCAGGGCCATAGCTTCGGTCTTTCCTACCACATCAAGACCGTCGAGTGCTTCATCGAGGAATAGTGGGGCGCCTTCTCCTGCAGCCTCACTAACACTAACATCGTAAGCAAGCATGACACGCTTTCTCGCCCCGCCCGAAAGGTCGTCCATGGGAACATCCTGGCCTCCCTTAGTCACAAATGGGCGAAGTATCATCTTGGCGTTACCCTTTGAATCACTACCCATCTGCTCGAGCCTGGTCGAGTAAAGGCCATCGGTCATAATCGACAAGAGCTGTCCAGCCCGGGCACTGATTCTCTCTACCAGGCCATCAAAACAGATGGATCTGTATCCTTTTGGTCCAAATAGCTCAATCAGATCCAATGAGCTATTTAGCTGTTTTGTTTTTGTATCGATCTCGGACTTCATAGCAACGACAGACTCTTGCTGTTTTTTAAGATCATCAAGTAGCTTTCTGTGTAGCTTATCGGCCATCTGGTGATTTGTAGAAACAGAATCAAAAGCCATCTTGGCTTCTTTTGTTCTTGTCTCGTTAGATTTCTTGACTTCATTGAGGGCATTTTCAAGATCTGTTTTTGTCTTATTTAGTTTGTGATTAGCCTCTGCCCGATACTGAGCCATTTGAGACTCCAAAGATTTTAGCGATGTCTTGGCTTCATTAAGCTGAGACTCTATGGCCTTAACCTCTGCCCTAACTCTGGCGGGCTCTGCATCTAGCTCTGCTTTTCTCTTGGCCAGTGCCATCTCTGCATTGCGAAGTGCTGATTCATCTTCTGGCATTTTCTCTGGAAGCTCTTGAATAGATTCCTCAAGAGCTTTTGCCTGTTCAATTTTTTCTTTGGCCGATCTTTCTCTGTCCCATTCTGGCAATGGCTGACTACATGCTTTACAAGACCCGTTTGAATGGGCTTCTGCCTCATCCATAAGTCTTTCGATCTTGTCCATGATCTTTTCATTTTTCTTAGCAATCTCATCGACTTTTTTATTGAATGCCTTGGCCTCTTCTAGTTTTCTAAAGGCAATATCTACCGCTGAAGCCAGGTGAGGCTCTGGCTGGGGAATGTCATTTAGCTTTTGTCGAAGCTCCTGATAAGACTTGGCAAGGCGATCAATCGCTTGATTAGCCGACTCTACAAGTCCTTTATTGCTATCGTTAATCTCACTTACTCTGTCTTGATACTCTTTTTCGGCCTTGTCTTTTTCTTTGTTAAATTTATTTGTGGCCAACAATATTTCTTGGGCAGATGCCAGAGTTACACTATCTAGCTTTAGCTTGGCCTGGTTGACTTCTTGCTCCAAATCCTTAAGCTGTTTAGCAGAATCCTCTATCATGCTAGGGAATTCTTTTAGCCTATCTTCTTGCGACTCAAGCTTGGCATTTAATGCTATAAGATCTTTGTCAATCGCATCCCGTTCTGTCTTTGCCCTGGAAAGGGCTCGGTCTAACTTTTCTAGGCCAGCAACGATTGATAGCAATTCGGTCCTGTCCGAGTCGCCCATGGTAAAAAACGAAGTCTTACGATCTTGGCTTGCATAAACGGAAGCGAGGAACCTGGCCGGAGTCATTACCCTGCGTTCAATTTCTTTTTGAAGCTCATCGGACTTTCCATGGACTTCCTGGTCATTGACACGAAGAGATAGAGATGATGGCCTACGGCGTTCCACAGATATTAAATCCGTCCCCACCATTACCTGGACCTCTACCCTACAGGATTTTTCTCCCCGACGAATAACCGCATCTACTGGACCGCCTTTTGGGCCTTCCCATCTTGGAAGCCACCCATATAGGGCCCAGAACACAGAATCAAGCAATGAACTCTTGCCTGACATATTGCTACCGCCAGTATCAAGATTTCTGCCATCAAGTAAGGACAATCCACTGGACGGGATCTCCCAAGTCAGCTCCTCAAAGCTTCTAAAGTTGTTTGCTTTTATGGATAAGATTTTCATCTTTTTAGTCTTTCAATAAGCTCAAGAGAAAGGACAGAAGCCCCATCATTTATGTCTCTCTCGCTAATCCTACCACATAAAAAGTTGAAATGCAATAGCATCAATTCGCTCTTAGCGTATGCGTCTGCAACGCCATGAAATATCAGGGTCAAAAAGAATTCTGGTATAAAAAGAATCATTTTGATAATCGATGTCTTGATTGCATGGCGGTGAAGCCTTTGATCAAGTCTGGCTTCGATTTCGTCTGCATCGCATGCCGTATCAAAATAGCATTCGATATATGTCAGTACAAGGTCCTTACTTTTTTTGCTCATTTCAGGAAAAACGAAAGCAAACCCATCGCCCTTTTTATAGTTTGCTCCGGCATGTTTCTTTTTCATATCATTCCCTTTGAAGACCGTCTGCGACATTCAGTTCTCTTTGATCAAATTGACCCTCTTGCAATTCATGGGTTTCCTGGGCGACATATGTATGTCTACCAGAAGGATAGAATGCTCGGGCTCGAGAATAATCTGAAGCACATTCTACGGCGATAGGGCATCGACCCTGTCTTGCCTTGTCTAGCAGAATGACGATCCTGTTATTGGCTGCAGCAGAATCCGACCTGTTAATTGTTATTACATTTGACGACTTCTTGATAATAGTAAAGCAGTCTGAAACATCGGTCGTGCGGAGGTAATCGGTTCCTTTTTTATTTACTGTATTTGCCGATCTGTTTGCTTGGGCCCCACCGCATCCCGCAATATCTAATTCGCAACAAATTTGCTTTAATTGTTCATAGACATAACCCATAATATGGTATGTCTCGTCCATGCTCTTGAAGGCGCTGGATGTAAGACACTGGCCATAGTCGCAGATGTAAAGGTCAAAATTCCAGTCCATTTTTACTTCCCGCAAACGCTGGCAGACTCTTTCTATGGTTGCATCTTTACCATACATGAATTCAATTCTGACATGTTTATCTAACAATTCTTGTGCATGCAGGAGTGCAGCTTTTTCATCTTCTGAAAAGGCATCTGGATGAATATTAAGACGAGAGAGCGGGACGCCGGAGAATGCAGCCAAGAAACGATTTAAGGTGGGATACTTTTCGTCTTCATGTACTGTAATGTAGATGTTCTTGCCACGCTTTGCGTTTACGAATGCAATCGTAGGAGACATCATAGACTTACCCGAGTTTGAGGCTCCGATATATGTTGTCCAGGTTTGTGGAAGGAGACCGCCATATCTTTCTGTCCCCAGCGCATTGTCGATAGCGTCAACACCAAGCCAGCAGGCTCTGGCGTAGCTTTGGGAGTTTAGGGCAACGATTTGGCGATAATCCTTAACTGTAATTAGATTGTCTGCCCCCAAATTGATGCCTGATAGTTTATTGTGTAAACGATTTACTTTTAGAAGAACTTCGTCAAAGTCTCCGTTTGTGTATTCATCTGCAATATCCTTGACGCTTTCAACAACGGTATTGACCTCGATGAATCTTTTGATATGATCCCGGATTGCTCGATCCTGATTTGTGGAATAGTCAATCCTAACAGACGCCAAGTTTTGAACTATTTCAATATGCTGATTTCTTTCCGTGATATCGCTATATCGCATAGTCTCTTGTTCTAGCCAGGAGATTGTTGGGGGGTATCCGTACCGATCAATATGCTCAACTATTTTCCTATAAATCCAGGGTAGTTGACCCGAGAAGTACCCGGGCTGAAGATATGACTTTACCTTTACGGCAAACATCGTATCCTCTAGCATCATTTTCATGACTTGATACTGGTAGTCAACTGTAAATTTTGTTATATTTCCTTGTCTTTTGCTCATCGCCTATCCCTTGCGCTGTTCTTTGCAGCAATATAATAGCCGACAGTACAGCTAAGCAGAATGGTTGGGTCTAGTTTAAAGACATAAGACAACGCCAAGCATGAAGAGGTTACGAAGAATGACTCTAGAAGTGTTGCTATCAAAGAAAGGGACCTATTCATACTCTAAAGAATTATCTCATACACATTGCTTAAAGTCAAATGTTTTAGATATTGTACCAGGCAGATTCGATGTTTTCTTTAAAAAAATCATCATGGCCAATAGGCCTTCCGGATTCCCATTGTAGTTGATGTATCATTTCATGAATAATTGTTGCAATAATTTCATGATCTTGACCCTTCTGAAACAAAACCTCATGGATTTCAATAACAGGATTGTCAAAGATTGCATGGAAATGTCCGGCGCAATTGTCGGCATCCCACACCCTAAATTGCGGTTCTTTTTTTAGCTTACCCCCGAAGACCTGGGAATTTGCAAGCCTCCAGATCTCTAGGCAAGTTCTTTCATGAATTTGCCACATAATTACATCTAATGCATGTAAGGCGATCTGTTTCGGGATGGTAAGACCAGGCATGAGGCGGGCACTTCTCAACGGCCTTTTTGGCTTCTTGCTCTTTTTGTCTAGCAAGGTCCTCGATTGTGCCCAAGAAAAAATTAAATGACAGAAAAAAGAATACAACCAATAAGATTAACAGAGCTTCCATTTTTTTATAGTATCATTATTGGCCATAAAAAGCAAGAGGCCCACGGGAAATTCCCGTGAGCCCCTCAAGCAACTATATTAAGAGGATTATGCTCGACCGATGTTCTTGAAGAGACCGCTCTTACGAGGAGCAAAGATGATCAATGTTCCGGCAAGCCAGAGCAAGAATTCTTTTGCAGTCGTAATAGGAGCAAGGTTGATCTTCATGAGAGGAGCAAGCTGACGCCATACCATGATTTCTGGACGCATATCAAGCATGTAAGCTTGAGCTGCACCTTGAGACCTACGGCCTTTGTCACGGAAAACGGTTGCTCCGGAAGAGGTGCGCTTCACATAACCGACGAAAAGCTTAGCTCCAGCTCCTGCACCAGCAGTACGGTATACTGCGTAGTGAGTAGCATTAGAGGAAGCATCGGTAATAGAAACATCAACTCCATCGCCATCTGCAGCTACAGCAACTGGAGCTACGATGTCTTGAGCAACAGATTCACCCTGCTCGTTGCAGAGAGCTACAGAATAAGCATAGCTTTCGCCAGCCTTCATGGAGCTTCCAATACCAACGGCAGCCGCTGCAGAAAGTACAAGGGCTCCGACAGGAACGCCTGCACGATCAGATTGGGACTTGGATTTTTGCTTCGGCTTGAGGAAGACATTCGGCTTGAGCTGAACGCCACCAGCGGTGGTCATCATTTCACGCACGATATATCCGGCCTTGCCATCAGCAACACCAAGTTGGTTTACCCGTTCTTTTGGATAGAACTGGCGAATGAAGTCAGACATGGTCTTAGGGTCCATGTGACACTCGGAAGGACGACCGAAGTTCTCAGAGATAATGTTGGCAAGCTCTTCGAAGTCACCTTCGTTGAGGATGTCGCCAGCCTTATCGATAAGAACAGAACGGTCTCCACCGAAACCGTCAAATGCTCGAGACTGAGCAGAGAAGTCAGAATCGCCTTGGACGATCTGGATCTCAGCACCAGCGAGATTGAGGTTTTGGAGCTTGAGAGGAATAGCACTCATCGCACCATCATGCTCACCAGCATTAGAGAAGTCAGCGAGTCCCTTATAGAGTTCACGCTCAAGCTTCTCAAGAATCCAGAGAGTCCCAGCTTGCGCTTCACGGGTTTCTGGATCGGCTCCGAGAGCCTGGCGAACGAGAGTAGAAGCAAGCGACACACCACGGCGGGTTGACATGAAGACAACCTTTTGTGCATGGCGATTGAATTCGCTATCGTTCATTGCGGGTGATCCGCTTTCTGGGATGTACGGAGATCCGCCATCGCCATAGCTATTGGTACGAACATACTGCTCGGTTAGAGAGTAAGCACGATCCTGAGCAACAGACGGCCAAAACACTAGGTTAGTGGCATCGTAAGTTACTGATTTAAGAGTCGAGTCGAGGGATTCTGCAACGAGTGCAGCTCCACCTACTAGACTGCCAGGGGCTGCAAGCCCATTGGCATGGCCGATCTGGAGCGTCTTAACTAGCTCCTCGGCTTGCTGAGCATCCATGGACTGTGAAGCCCCGGTGTTCAGCCCTACATTGAAAAGATCTTCAAACATTGTTTGTTTCTCCTATCTTGGCTTTCCCAGATTATCCTAGGATGCTGTTTAGTCTTTCATAGTCGCTACGGGTTAGCTTGCCCATTTCTAGGCGAGTGATAAGCCCGGTATCGACTCTCTGGTCTCCAGACTTGCGAAGCTCAACAAGTTTGTCGAGCGCCTCAAGCTTAGATACAGAAGGCTTGGTTTCAGTTTCAGACTTACGAAGCGGAGTTGCGCCCGAAAGCCCACGACGGGTAGTTGCTGGGGACTTGGAGATAGACTCCACGGCCTTTGCAATCCCTTCGATTTTTTTGGTAAGATCTTCGACTCGCTCATCAAAAGACTTCTTAAGAGCTTCGATTTTTTCTTCGCCCTTAGATTCTTTCTCTTCGCTTGCTTCAGATTTCTTCATGGACTTGCTTCCATCGGAATCCTGTGCCTGATGCTTGATCAAGCCACGCTTTTCCATTTTGGAAACCAAAGACTTGTAAGTAGCCATGAGTTTGTCGTCTGATTCTTCATCATCCTTTTCATCCTCATGCTCTTCTTCTTTGTCTTCTTCTTTGGCATCCTCTTCTTTTTTCATTTGAAGAGAAGCCTTGTCCATGTCCTTTTTTTCTTTTTCGTCTTCGTCCTTTTCTTCTTCCTCTTCCTTTGCCTCATCAGCAACGGCCATAGGAGAAGCTTCAGGTTCAGACTTCTTCGCCTTGGAAGGATCTTCGACTTCTTTCATGTCTAGATCCATTTTTTCGAGTTGCTCATAGGTAGCAATTGCCTCGTCGAGGACATCTGCTACTGCCTTAAGCAATTCGTCTTTTTTAACGCTAGATGACATGGTAGCCTCCTTTGAAGCCTATTAGGCCCCAACAGCACCAAGACGAGCGTCGTTGGCGATCTCCGCAGTTACATTTGCGTCAACTGCATTTGCAGCCGCAGGGGATGCAGTAGATGCGATAAGCTTGAGGCTGGCGCATCCAAGACGGGATACAGCATGAACAAGACGAGCTGCCATGTTGTGGTCCATTCCAACTGCATTGGTGTCAAGCTGAAGGAAGGCGTCGTGTTCTGGAAGCCCTTCTGCAGCGCTATTAGATAGTTCAGCTACGACTTGAAAGCCGTTGAAGCTCTTACGCTTGATAGCGACATGAGCAACATCGACTCCAGCGACGCTAAGCATGATTCCGGGATCTCCACTAGAAAGTGGAGCGTCAGCAATTGCCAGTGAAGGAATAGAGAGTTGAACATCTCTCTTGAGTCGCTTCATTAGCTGCTCACGATGATTATTCGCAAGTGCCATTTTCGTTTCTCCTTATGGTTTAGCCCTTATTGGGCTTTTTACCTTTTTGGTTTACGGTGTTGGCTCTTGCCTCCACCGCCCCTTTTAGCAACTGCTTAGCAACCAACGCAAGCTGATACAGCTTTTCTGTTGGATTGCCTTCGCACTCGATAAAAGCGGGTGATTCACTCTTCATCAATGCATCTGCTCCCATACTTTTCACCATGCCTACAATTTCGGTCATGGTGTGCTGGTTAGCGGGCTGCACAGTTAGAGCCAAACCCTTGATAAGGGTTCTTTTGAGAACAGCTTTGTTTCTAGGATCTCTCTCGAGAACCTTCCCCTCAACGCTGATCTTAATGGGTGGCTCTTCACCCTTTTGGACGAAGTGCTGATAAATTGCAGCGACTGCGTCAGCCTCTTTATGGCCGACTCCGTCCCAAAGTTCCATCTTAGTAGCAAGAAAAGGCCTACGCAACTTTGACCAGGCTTTAACTTGGTATGGAGTCTCGCAGTCTTCTGCTTTCATAATCTTTTTGGCATAAGTTACCCGGCCAAGCAAATGCTCAAAGCGCCCGGAATGATCAGAATTAACGAATCCTGCCCCACGCTCGAGGGTAGAGATATCTGCTCCGTCTAGGTCAAGAACCTCACCTTGCGAGTCCTTATCCTTTGTGGTGGCGACACCCTCAATAACTGTGCTTTTTTGTAACTTACTCATCTCTGATGAATATACCATAGGAAGTGTAGACGATGGGTTAAGCCCTCGTTAGGTTTGAGAGTTTATTCATTTTTGGGTTTTTCTTGTTTAATTGTAGACTTATTTGCATCAGAATTAGGCCTTACAAGGTCGTGTAATTCTGATTTAAATTTACTTACAGTCTTATTGACTTCGGAGTCATCGACCATCAATAGCCTGGCTATTTTAGATGGATAAATAGGGCGACCAGCTCCGTGGTCTTCCATAAACTTCCAAAAACAATAATTAGCCTCGGCGTCGGCCACGAACCAGTCGCAAGAAGGCTTTTGACCTTTCCTGACAAGGCTGACCGATTCCTTTCCTAAAGGACATGACTCGCAAGGTGCTTGCTTTAGCTTTCTGGGGCAACGATTGTCCATTTGACCTCTCTGAATTTATTATACGCTCAATAGCATTTACTGCGGCCAGCTCTGCGGCCACAAGCTTTCGGTATATGGAGAGATCTACGCTTTTTGCGTAAGTATTTAAATATTCTAGGTTTTCCCGAACATTGCGAAGAGATTCCTGCAATTCGGAAAGCTCCATGCTGGCTTCCATTGCGATGCTGGCCTCTTCTATTTGTTTCTGGGTCAAGTACCTTCCCATAGGGAAATTATCCCTGACCAAGGGCAGGATCACATTTTAGCCTTGAAGGGCTTGATAATCTTATCCAAATCCGTCCGGTCGTCAGCTTTTCTGAGCCGGATAAGCCTAATATCTCCCACTGGATGTCCATTCACGACCTCAAAGATAGTTTGGGTAGCATTTTTAGAGAAGATACCGAGGGATTGGGCATACGCATCAAGGCCTGACATAGTCCCGTTAATCAAAAGCATTGTTCCGGATTCGGTTTCCTGGATAGTAGATACATGAACATGTCCAACAACGATAGCTGCAAAGTTCTCGTCGCCCCTAATGAGCTGAGAATTGACTTTGTTAATCTGCTCATTGATCGATTTCATGTTAAGGTTTCTTCCTGGGTTCCCTACATTGATAACTGTATCCCCGTGAGTAACTAAAAACTTATGTCCCTGGATATCAACGATGGCATAGGGAGACTCTGGAATCGTAAACTCAACATTGCTATGGCGAGTCTTAAAGATCTCACGAAGGGCCAGATATACCATGTTCTCGTAAGAGTCCCACTTATGGGTCATGGCTCGGTCTTTACTTCCCTTATGCATGGCTCGACCATGATTCCCCGGGGTACATACAACTCGTACTTTGGCAAAGTGCTGTGCAGCAAAGCTAATTGCCTGTGAAAAGATACTAATTGCCCCGGCAAATTGGGTAGTAAGAAGGTCAACGGCCCATTCCTGGTCATGGATAACACCAGCAATGATATCGCCGTTAATGAGGATTACTAGCTCAGTATTCTTGCGATACTGGGGCTTATATGTCACTACCTGATCAATCAGGAGTGCGGTTCGCCTTGCAGCTATAGTCCAGTTGTATTCATTGATTCCATTAAGTTCGGACTTCTCAATATTGCATCCAAAGTGCGTATCTGAAAAGTGGACAACTAGAGATCTTTCTATTTTTGTATCTTTTTTGCTTGGGGACGCTGGGGCATGTATAGCCATGGGGTTCTTTTCCATGACTTCCTTAAATACCGATAAGAATTCGTCCTTGAAAAAGATCTCTCGACCATACTGGGACTCAAGCTTGTTTTTATAGCCCCTGACCAATTTTGACGCACTGTCAATAATGATGTTCTTGTCCGGAGGGAAGTAGAGGTCCATTAGCTTCTTAAATCCGCCAACTTTCCTCAACTCCCACTCCGACAAGGTTGTTTTAATTTCGGAGGTGAAATAGTCTGTCCTAGAAACCAGAGCTGGCTCCTTGCCGACCTTGTTAGCGACATCGCAAACTGATTTGTAAAACTTGTCGCCTAGTTTTTCTGATTTCTTGGGCTTTTTCATTTCAATCTCCGATTATACATCAATTAGAGCTGGCATTTCCTTGTGTATTATCAGAGGTGCTATTTTTTGGCTTGCGTAAAGAAATGAGTGATATTTCAGCTTCGTCTGTTTTTCCTGACAAAGCTAGTGGGATTTTCTTCTTTTCCCCAGGCTTCATGCCAATAACTGCTTCGTCGATTTCTGGCAATAGCTCTGATTTGCCAAGCTCAAACTTAGACCTAACTACTTGACTTTCTGGAAGTTCTACTCCGTCTTTGAATAGCTTGATCTGAGCAATAGCCGTTAGGCCATTTTCTGCTGTTCCGTCATGAGATTCAAGACCCTTGGCCTCGTCATCGAGATCGCTTTCTTTTTCAAATGCAGACACCTGAAGCTCTTCTGCTTTTGCTGTAATTTCATCTTCTGAAATACCAGCCTTACTAAGAAGTTTCATAATTGCCAGAGACCGCCAGTCGGCAGCCTTGGCAGATCCGGTTAGGCCTTCTAGTTTGTTTTGTAACTCAAACATCTTCTGGTAAATTCCAGACAATGCTTGGCGTAGCATGTTAATGCTATCGGCGTTTGATTGCTGTTGCGCTGCAGCCAGTTTTGAATTGCGCTTATTGAACTCTACTGCTTTACTCATAGGGATACCTCCTTAAAATTCAGGCCCTTGACTGTCCATCTTCGCTAACCTGTTTAGCAAAGATTCGTTTGCACTCCGATGTTTCTCCCCAGTAGGATCTGGGTCCTTTAGGGGCCTTGCGCCGGAACTGCTACGAATTTGTTGGGTCTTGGCCGGAGGACTTGCGACCGCCTCGTTGAGCCTTTGTTTACTGCGAACATTCTCGACCAAAGCCAGCAATACATGGACATCATCATCGGTTAATTGGCTTGCCGGAATTTGCGGGGCATCTTTTTCTGTTCCGCCATTAAGAAGCTGATCGATTCGAGAGGATACAAATTCTTGGAATTCTTTTTGAACCGTATTGGCTGTTTCTTCGTTTGTGTGTTTTGACAATTTTAAAGTCAGATCGCTTAGCTGTCTGTAGGCATTGATTAGATCGATTTTTTTATTTGCGTCCATATTTTCCTCAAAGTGTAAATATCAGATAAAATATTACCAAAAAAAGTATCATTATGCAAGCACTATCTGTCAGTTCCATCTTCTAGTCCTGCAATAGAGTCTGCAATTCCTTCGGATATCGCCTGTTCTGCATCCATGATAAAATCCATGGCACATTTCTTTTCCCAGTATTTCTTATCTTTCTTTGTTCTTTCTGCGTATATTTTATACATTTTTTGTCGTAATTTTTTACTCTGTTTTGCCCACGACTCAAAATTCTTTGCATCACCAGAAAACGAGTCAGATCCATCATGAACCATTATGGTTGCATTTGGATGAATGATCCTTTCGTCTGCAGCCTGCAAAATAATAGACCCCATAGACATAGCGTGGCCCATGACCTCAATCGTCACATGGCATGGACATGCCTTTATCGCATCGTAGATGGCCATGCCGTGATACCAGTCTCCGCCAAGATTGTTCATGATAATCTTAATTGGTTTATCGGGCGTAGTGCCGAGGATGTGAATTGCCTTGATGATTTTTTCCGCCATTCGATGATCAGTTCCGGTCTCGAGGCCGTCCATGTCATACTCTTCGGAGCCCATATAAACGGTTCGAGTTTCGACATGTATTCCATAGTCGAAAAAGCGGTCTATAGATTCTCGAACAATTTTACTCATAATTAAACCAATATGGTAGGCGAGGTGGGAATTGAACCCACTACCAAAGGCTTATAAGACCCCCATGCAAACCGATACACCTCTCGCCTCCATATTGTAGTCATTAGGTGGGTTGCGCCGGGGCCATCCTTTGGGACCCTCATTAGTAAATTCTACTTCTTTTTTGATTGCAAGTCAAGCTCATTATACTCTTTAGATTTGTACTCTAAATTTCCCTTGGAATCAAACCCGTATCCCGGGCGGAGCTGGACCATAAGGTGTCTACAATGTGGGTGTGTTGGATCAACTGTGGCAAGCCATTCTTTGGTTTTTCTACCAATATTAGAACCATTAGCCATCAACTCTGATAGTTTATAGACTTTTGGTGTTCTACCATCTTCTGTAAACCAAAACTTTCTACAGTGCGGGCAAGTGCGGTCGTCGTTTGGGCCAGCCTTAAAGACAAGAATGTCTTTGGGGTCTTTGTCTTTATTGTTATGGAGAATAGCATCTACTGCGCCCCAGTTTGATGCTCTTGATAATTCGGTCTTTACAATTGTTGACCACCTATGTCTCCAATTATCTACCTTGCCATGCAATGCACTACCGAGATATTTACCTCTATTTTTAGGATCTTTTAGGAGACCGTATATCAGTTCTCCTTCTCGCCTGTCTACAAAAGGCATAATGTTGCTCTCAAGTATGCCTGCAACATCGTGTTTTAATTCAGTTCCTGCTTTTTCGGCGTACCTTGAGAACATTCTTTCAAGGAATGCCAGTGCGCCTTCTCTTTGACTCATAGGGGCAAGGGCTTCTGCTACCTTGGCATGAGTAAGGGAGTACGCTGAAGAAACTGCAGATATTGGAGCTAAATCAGAAATCCACCCGGCCCGGATAAGGTCCTTAAGCTGGGCCTTCGTTAAGATGTGCGGGCCTATGGCTCGATACTTCAAGAAGTTAATAAACCTCTCGGAAGCTTTATCTATGGCCTTGGCTGTTTTTGGTTTTAGTGCCATACCTTAATCATCATCATGGTCATGATCTTTATCTTCAAGATCTTCTTTAATAGCCTGCATGACTTCTTCCATCATTTTCTTTGAGGCCATTTCATAGTCTTTCATTAGCTTGCTATGCAATTGATCGACATGCTTATCGTTAGGGCGACCTACCTGTCCTTTTGTAAGAGACTCGATACGATTTGCATAGAGAGTATTCCTGAGTGATTTGAATATTTCTGGATTAGCTTCCATAAACATCTGGGCAGCCATTGCGCTAGATTGAGCCTGAGCCTGGGCTTGATCTTGCTGAGCCTGCGCCTGATCTCCACCCTCTTGCTGTTCGCTCTCTTGTCCTTGACCCTCTTGCTCTTGAGGCTGTCCTTCCTGGCCTTCTTGTCCAGGCTGGCCCTGTTGCATTGCCATCGCCTGCTGTTGCATCAACTGCATCTGCATCTGCTGATACTGGAACCACATTGGATCAGGAATATATTGAAGGTCTGGGCGCTGAGAAGCGCCTTCGAATCCCATAAATATTTCCATGAAAACGCCCTTGGGAAGATTGGACTGCAGAGTAGCTAAAAGTAGAGGATTTAAAATTAGCTCTCCGCCAATCTTTAGGGGCTCTAATTCTGCCTGAGACCTGGCCTCGTTGATGCTGGTGTGAAGAGATACTTCGCCAGTTAAACGCTGTGTTTCTTCAAGGCGGGTTTCGGCATCTAGTCCGACAAAGCAAAATTCATACTTCTCTGAGAGTTCCTCGTTAAATCCAGGAAGAATCTCTTCATTCATGATAGATTCAATGCGAGAAAGGATGGGGCGAAGACCTCGGGACTGGGAAGCAAGGATCTTGTATTCGTTTGATGACTCTCCAAGGCTTCTTTGCTCTGTGCCTCGAGACAGATAACCAAATCCGGTCTCTTCAGGATCAATGGTAAAGCATCCGTGGACGGTCCTAAGTACATGGTCCTGATAAGCCGCATACTCCATGTCTCGGTTTCCTGCAGTAAGGGGGACCCACTGTACGCCTTTGATGCCTGCAAGGACTGGGGTCCTCCAAGAATTAAGAGGCCCGGTGGTCTGTTGAGTCCACTGAGACTGAAGCACTCGAAGCTGGTTAGGGGTCATGTCCCCTTGAATTACAAGAATGCCTCGAGATGCGACCCCATGAGTAAAGAATCCTCTCTGATGATTTTCGATCTGAAGCTGGGCCGTAAGCATGCTTAGGGCTCGCTCAAGAGGGCTGATCGAATAGCCAGAAAGATCTGTATCTGTTTCATGGTTTAGCTTGGCAAAAACAAGCTCTTCCCTTGTAAACTCTTCAATGACCTTGTTATCCATTACCTGGACAAACATGACATCGCCCGGAGAAGGCTCTACCTCTCCCTCTTCGTCCATTCTTTCTCTCCAAAGATTCCTTTGGGCATTGATGTCTTTTGAGTCTGCTTTTGGGTTGGCATAATAAATGCCTTCTGCAGCCAATGGCAAAAATGCATATAATCCACCATCCTTACGGGGGATTCGTTCAATTGCACAATGACCGTAGCGAAGCATGTCGGATGTGACCATATATCCCCACTGATCAAAAGTCAGCTTATCTTCTGGGGCTCGCTCTTCTTTGATTCCGCAATTGTTTATAAAGTCTTCTAATTGAGCAATTTCTTCAGGATTAGGATCTTGGGATTTATCTCTTGGTTGAAATTTATAGCCAGTATCAAATCGATTTGATTGTGGACGGCAGAAGCTTTGAACCTGGCTGGATCTGGTGTGGATGATGATTGAGGCTGCAGGGGTACGCCTTGAGACTTGCTTTAGAAGGGCATTTGTAATGAAGCCAGTCTTTGGGCGAAATAGCCCCTGGTTATTTGCGTTTTCTACAAACGGATCGAAAATAAGGCCCTTACGACCAATACCGCCTTCTTTTTCTCTCTTTTCAAGAGTCTCTTCTGTTTTTTGAAGCTCATTTAGTCTCTTGTCTAAATTGGCTTCTATTACCTTAAGTGTTTTATCAAAAATACTCATATCAAGCTCCAGTGCTTCCGAATCCACCAGAGCCACGATCTGTATCAGATAGATCAACTGCTTCTACTGGTTCAACTTTCGGAAACGGCATAATGATAAGCTGGGCAACCCTATCACCTACCTCATAATTTTTTTTGGGCCTAGACCCGGGATCGAATACGACCTTAACTTCTCCTCGGTATCCGCTATCGATAACACCAACAGAGTTTGCCATAGTTAGTAAGGTTTTGACAATAGAGCTTCTTGGAAAAAGTAGGCCAACATGCCCCTCTGGTATTTCGATTGCCAATCCAGTACCAAAAACCAGCTTTTCTTTTTCTACATCAAACTCTTTCGATGTAGCAACAAGATCTAGCCCTGCATCGCCAGGCTTTGCATAGGAAGGAATAACTGCTTTTGGATCTAGTTTTTTAAACCTTACTTGCATCTTTTTTACCTCTTTTACTTTTTGGCTTGGGTGGCTTTTTTGCACGATTTGCAATTGTTCTTGCTTCTCGTTCTATTTTAGTCTTAGCATCGTGACAAGTCAAGCAAATTGCTTGTAAATTTTCTTCTGGACACCATGTTCTGTTGACTAATTCATCCATGCTCATCTCTGCCATAGTTTTGCCAATGGGTATTAACGGATCAATATGATCAACATCGCTACTCCATTCGGGCGAAGGCTGTTTGCATACTTCGCATCTAATCCATTTTTTGCATCGTGGCTTTGATGGGTCCGAGTGTTCTATTCTGGCTCGAGCCATTATTTTTTGTCGCAACTCGCTTCGACTAAATGCTCTTCGTATTGCTCCTTTTATTAACCCTCTTTCTTTGGCTGTTATCCTAGGGTTATCCACTTTTACTCCGCTAGGAAAAGGAATCCTTTTAAACTACAGTTTGTGGGATTTTGAATTTGAACATGATAAACCCTACCTCTCTTTAGCATGAGGCCTGGATTGTTAGTGAGGTCGCCTTCTACTGGTGGGGCAACTTCGATAGAGTCATTGGTAGATCCATTTAGTCTGATTATGGCTTTGCGATCAACGGCTGCAAGCATCCATAAGAATGCATCTTTATATACATTCAGTTCGCCAGCTAGCACTCCAGAAATGCCTGATTCTGGGACGGCATCCGGATTAGAAAACTCTACAAAACTATCCGTAACTCGAGTCAAAACAAACTGGCCCTTATTCGGGTAGGCAAAAGCAGGGGATGTTAAATCAAGGGTATCGCCCTTTTGCACAGGGCCCGAACTATAAACTTCAACTTGACCTACGATAGTTTCTCCTGCTCCAATAGGATTAACAAACTGAATGTAATTAGATCCTACCTTAACAACAGTAAAGTCTCCCCTATTAAGGGAGCTGAATGGGGCGTCAAGGGTTACGCCATCGCCAGACTGCATGCTAGAAAAAGTAGGTGCAGTCCCGGTTCCGGTATATGTTAGAGTCACAAGCTCTTGGGAT